ACAAAGGCAATCCCAACAAAGACAAACTTGTTGCGGCATTGAATAAAATGATCAATGATCCTGAGTCGGTTGCCGCCATAGAGGCGAAGGTTGGCAAATACGAATGGAGGACAGGCGCAGATGGTGACAAGGCAGTGCAAACGTTGAAAACGTTTATTACGCCTGGAGCACTCAAAACCTTATCTGACTTTGGAAAAAACCAATTAGGATATAATACAGTGTATAAAGAACAACTGTTGAAATAATGAAATATATCTTTGTAGTAGGTGCTCCTGGTTCACGCTGGAGCGGTGTGGCCAATAGCATCTATTACTCAGAACAAATTGATCAATCAGACGACACGCCTAAAAGAACATATTTCAATCCCAAAAGTCCGCCCAAAGCCAAAAAGTTGATGCACAGAGGTGCTTACTTTGATCCAGGTATGGAGTTTGGCCATGAACTTGAAAATTTTGATACGTTATCAAAGCAAGATCTTGAAAAAATATTTGACGCTCCTTTTCAAGGTTCTGATAAAATCAGAATAATAAAAAGTCATGTGTTGAGTAAACACGTGGACAGACTTGCTGACTTGTTTGATGATCCTATTGTGTTGGTTTATAGACACGACCAAGACTGTTTCGATTGGTGGAGACAGGCTGGAGGTTGGGATATCACTTATCCTAATTACCAATGGTATGAAGATGACGAAACTATGAAAAAACAGATTGCCTCGCAAAATCAATCCATAAGAAACTTTGTTAGTAAACACAGATTGTATTCTTTTATCGATAACATACAACTACAAAAAACACTTGGAATTCAAAGCATGAATTATTTGCGGTTTACAGATGTAGAAGTATATTGTAAAATAAAGAATGAATCAGAAAATTCTTAATCAATTAATAGTAGATCTTGGTAAAGGTGAGATAACACCCGAATACATTAAAGATACCTTTAGTATAGTTTTAGACAAAAAATATAACAATGTAGAGCAGTATGCACGAGCAATTGATGATGCGATCCTACATAGATACTTTTCTACGGTATGGCAATCCGATATGAAAAAATGGAAACACAGTGGTCTTCAACTTATTGATGAAGTTAATAAATTAAGACCAAGAAGTGTGCTTGATGTAGGATGTGGCTATAATGAATTCAAAGGCAAGATTAATTTTCTTACCGGTATAGATCCTTACAACGACAATGCAGATATTATAATAAACACAATTGATTATAAACCAAAAGAAAAATTTGATGTTATATTGTGTCTTGGATCAATTAACTTTGGCTCGCAGTCTAAGATAGAAACAGAAGTTGCTCATTGTGCCAGTCTTTTGGAGCAGGATGGGGTAATGTTTTTTAGAGTTAATCCAGGTATGCCGCATGATAAACCCGAATCAAAATGGATTGACTTTTTTGCTTGGAACGTGCCTTTCATAATTGAACTAGCAGATAAGTTGAATTTAAAAGTATTAGACATCAGAGACGACACTAACAAGAGAAAATACTTTGTTTATAGGAAAATCTAAGCAAAAACACACATAATAACAATAGACAAATGCTTTTTCTGTGCTACAATAAATGTAAATACAACAAGTATGCAGAAAAAAACACGTAGTATTTTAGAAGAACTCAGCAGTGTTCGTATCAATAAAGAACCAGAAAACTTTGTTGAACACAGAGCATCGCACATTATAGACAGTGCAATAAATCTTATTCAATATATTAGAGAAAACTTCGATCCTCAAACAGCATACACACTAGAAAAAAAGTTTAATTCAGCAATAAAAAATTTAGATAGTAACAAGTTTCATAAAGGTGTAAGCAGAATTAAAGAACTAAAAGACATAAAAAATTCTTTGACAGTGAAGCAAGGCGACTTCAAAGACGAGGATTAAAATGTTAGTTGAAGATATCCTAAACGAGTTCAAACGTACACACCTTGAACATATTGAAGACATTGTTTTAACAAATGGATTTGAAGGTGCAAAATCTGTAATTGATTATTACAAAGGATTGCTTGTTACTTTACAAGGCACCACAGTCAATCCTGTGCAGGTCAGTGTCAAATGGGACGGTGCTCCTGCTGTGGTATGTGGGACTAATCCAGATAACGGACGTTGGTTTGTAGGCACGAAGTCTGTGTTTGCAAAATCACCAAAAATCAATTACACAAAATCCGACATTGCTCGTAATCACGGCACAGAAGATTTAGGACAAAAACTTTTAAAATGTCTAGTGCATTTAAAAAAACTAAACATTAAAGGTGTTGTACAAGGAGATTTGTTGTTTACAGATGAAGACTTATCGAGAAAGCCAATCGGTGGCAAACAGCATATCACATTTACTCCAAACACAATAACATATGCAGTTGAAGAAGGAACAGATGTTGCCAAGCAGATAGAATCAGCACAGGTAGGCATAATATTTCACACAACCTACAACGGTGACACACTATCGGACATGGATGCAGTGGCAGGTGCTGATGTTGATTCATTCAATAAAACTCCTGATGTGTTTTTTGATAATGCAACCTACAAAGATGTTTCTGGATCTGCCAAGTTTACAAAAGACGAAACAGGTGCGTTTATGGCACAAATAGACAAATTAGAACAACTGTTGACAGTAGTGCCAAGAAATCTGAGTGATATGTTTAAAGGCAATCAAGACTTTGTGCCGTTCTTTCAGATGTACATCAACGATCAAGTCAAACAAGGTAAACTGCCAACCAATGCTAATCAATTCATTGCTGGCTTTCAGAAGTTTTATCAACAAAAAATGCAACAACAGATTGCTGGACTAAAAGCACAGAAAGCCTTAGATCTTAGACAACAAAAGATAAAAAACATGCCAGTGTTTTTGAATAGACTAAGAAGACCATTACAAGGAATGTTAAACTTCTACAAACAGACACAGGCAATGAAAGGTTTCATACTGAGAAAAATGAATCAAGCAATGCAAATAGGTTCATTTAGTCAAACAGACAGCGGACTAGAAGTAACAGAACCAGAAGGTTTTGTAGCAGTAGACAAACAGGGCGGTGCAGTAAAACTTGTTGATCGTTTAGGATTTTCAAAAAGAAATCTTACAATGATAAACAAATTTAAAAATTAAATATTAATTCCGTTTTCTTTTAAAATCAAATCAAATTCAGGCATGACATCACCAAATTTTTGTTGACGTATTTTGTCTGTGCCTTTTGTAATATAGATAAAGTCTTTGAGATATAATTCAGCATTGGTCATCTTTGAATTTAAAAAAGTCAACACATGGGATAAATCATTTCTGTGTTGGTGTTTTTTTGTAATAGCATCTTTGACTTGTTGAGGCAATATTCTAATATCATAGCACTCAGGAATCTGAATTAAGTGTATGTCTATGGGTATTTCTAAGTCATTAAAAAAATCATAAAGTTCATCAAGATAATATATATTGAATGGGTTACATGTGGCACTGACTTTCAATTGTATATTAGGATTGTTTTGTCTAAGATTATGAAATTTCATTATGTTTGATTTAATCTTTTCCCATTTTCCTGGATACCGCATATATTCAAATTGATCGGCAACAGCATCTATACTCAAACCAATCGACACAGAACCAAAACTTTTTATAATTTCAACGTATTTTTCGGACCAAACACTAACGTTAGTACTGATATATAAATCTTGTTTGGCACTATGACCTGCTTCATAACTTTTGTTCAACATATCAAACAATGGTTTCATTACAAATGGTTCGCCACCAAATAGAGCATAATGCACTGTTCCTTCTGCCCAGGTATCCATCACTTTCCAAAAGTCACTGTCTTTGTGAAAACTTTTTCTTTGAGATTCAAAAGTTTTTAAGTAGTCCTGATATGATAATTTTTTGTCTGCTCTTATACTTTCAATGTCTCTTATCAACGCACTAGGTTTGTCTCTTAACTGATAGTCGATCTCATACAATTGATTGGTTGCTTCTACATTACAAGTTCTACAAGCAAAGTTACAAAGATTACCTGGTTTAAGTATCGATATTCTTGGTTGATTAGGCAGTGGTTTGACATCTGTGAATATACTATTGACAACTTGCCTAATACTTTTTACACCGCTGTCTTCAGCGTCCCAACATAGTCTACAGTTTTTATGTTTAATACCTTTGTCTAAAGAATCTTTTATTTCTTTTCTGGTAACATTGTTGTCCCAAATGTCTTGTAAATTGTGTTGATCGAGTCGATATGGAGTGCCGTTTTTATCTTTAAAAACATCAATGCTGGCATTACACATCTTAACATGGCCAGAATTTTCAATTCCTATGCCACAATCAGCCAAAACACATTTAAGTTTATTGTCCATGCAAATACTTATTTGTTTAAATACTAATAAACAATGAAATCAAAACCATTTCCTATAAAGCAAGGTATTCCTTGCCAACTCAAGTGGAATCACTCAACAGTGTTTCTCACAATGGGCACCACTGCAAGTTGTCACAGAGTAACTCATGATCCTATTACTATGGAAAATGGGAAAATAAACTTTCATAACATTCCAGAAAAATTAGAAGCAAGAACTAAGATGTTGAACGGACAATGGCCAGGTAGAGGCTGTGAACACTGTAAAACAACAGAAGAAGCAGGCGGGCAGTCGGATAGAATGAATCACCTGGACATGAGTGGTGTTTATGCACCAAAGGAGTTGGACAATGATCTGTCTGCTGTTAATGTTACACCCACACAATTAGAAATATATTTCAGTAATACTTGTAATTTAAAATGTGTTTACTGTAATAGTTTGTTCAGTTCAACCATAGATAATGAAAATAGAATACATGGAGAGTTTAATAGTGGTGGAACAAGAGATCCGGGCAAACACGTTTATATACCAGGAAAGACCGAGGTGCATCAAGATATGGAAATGTTAAATGTTAAATTGTTTGAATGGCTTGAAGAAAATATCAAAAACCTTAGAAAAATTATTATACTTGGAGGTGAGCCATTCCTACAAAAAGAAACAGAAAAACTTGTGAAGTATTTGGAAGTAAATCAAAATCCGCAGTTGGATCTTGTGATTTTTAGCAACCTAACTGTGGACACCATGCGTGTGCAGAAGTGGCTTGACAGGATGTGGAAGTTGGTAGAAACAAATAGAATTAACAATTTGCAAGTAGTTGGAAGTCTAGACTGTTGGGGACCACAGGCCGAGTACGTAAGGAACGGACTTGATCTTAAAAAATATACTAGCAACATGGAATTTATGTTGTATAAAACAAATATAACTTTAAGTGTCAATTCAGCACTGATGGCTTTGACTGTGCCAACTATGCCTGATCTTGTGAAGCAGGTCAATGCCTGGAGCAAAGTTAGACCTGTCTATTGGTCAATGATGAAGGCCGGAGACGCAGGTAGACCCTATCTCAATCCAACTATTTTTGGTGATAAAATTCTGGATCTTGGTATCAATCAAGCAATAGCAAAGTTTGATACACAGAACGATCCCATCAAGACAGGATACCTAAACAACTTGAAAGGTATTGCCGAAGAGTGCAGAAACACAGAACCTGATTTGATGCAACAGAAACTTTTGAAAACTTACATTAGAGAACTTGATAGAAGACGAAGCACAGATTATAAAATTTTATTTCCTACTATTGCCGAACTGCTTGATCGTGTTTAGTCAACCATACACTTACTGTGTCTGTACAGTTTCTTACAATATTCATTCTATTGAAAAATGTTTTGTAATTGTGTTCTCTTATATCCTGCGTTTGTTGGTACAAGGTTTTTGGATCCATTGCTTTAATCTTAAAACAAAGATCAACAATTTTTTCTTTACGCTTTTGGTGATCGGCTTCTTGGTCATATGATTCATCAAATATGTCATTGAAAGTTTTGAATCCTTGTTGTTTCATACAGTCTAATGTTTTATAATTGCCGTATACAATAAAAACGTGCTTCATGATAACTGCTTTCCATATCTTTTCTGTTATAAAGATTTCATCTGTTGATATCACATTGCTTTCTGTGATCAAACTGCAAGTGGTATCGTTGTAAGGAGGCTCAAAAATATCCTGGTCCTGTCCATTTAGATTCTCCATTTGATAGATTCCGTTATGCACCCATGGTGCTTCATACTGCTTAGGTAAACGCTTAGGATTTCTTTGATCTAAATAAGAATACAAACTATTGTTTAGTATCAAAGTGCTTTGCATTTTCCTGTACAGTTGTTTTCTATGTTCTCTGCCTAGTTTGTTTAGGTATAAAAAATCATATTTCTTGTTGCTGTGATCAATATTGAATGTCTTTTGGTGATGTCTGTACCACATAAAATACCAAAACCAATCATGTTCACCATACCACGTCAAAATTGTTTCTTTAGTATAATTTTTTATTATTTGATTCCCGTCCACATTGGCTCTACTTTCCCATGGTGATGCCATAATGAATTGGAATCCTAGTTGTTTTAATCTGGCAATACGTCTATTGAGATCTTGTACATATTCATTGCTTTGGACATAGTTTGAATTCATAGAACAGATTAAGGCAATCTTTCTTGAGTATTTGCTAAGGTCAGTTGGTAATAGATAGTAATCGTTTACCACATCAATCTTTTGGCCAGGTATATCAGCAAAATTAATATAATGTCCATAAAAATAATGATGTCCAGTTTTCATTATATCTGTAAGAATCAAATTTTGCATACGGTAAATAGGTATATGATAACACCCTTTTTACAGTATGTATCTGAAGCAAGAATTGTAAGACGACAAGATGATCTAAGTAGATATACCTACGGAGAGATAGAAGAAAGAATCTACATATCATTTCTTGCACTATCACTATTGCACAAATTTGACAGTTATAGACAATTTGTAAAGCAGTACGCAAACGCCACACTGACATATGGCGGCTTTGAAAGAGTAAGAACTACTGCAAACGATCTCCATAACATGTTGGCAGTGGTGGATGGTAATACAGACATACTGGATAAACTTGCAAACAAAACACAAGCAAAGGCCATGCGACAGAGACACCCATTGCCAACCATGAGAGTAAAAGGATATCTTAGAACCTTCAGCAACGACTATCAATTTTTGGCCACACTAGAAAGAGCATTTGGAATATCAAACAGCGACTATAGAAATTTAAGAATAGCAATCAGTGATTTTACAAAGTTAAACAGTCAACGTAAAAAAGTAACAGTGACTAGATTGTTACAGGCTCTCAGAGCAAAACTAGGTGGCACTGATATTGCTAGACAGGTAGATGCTCTTGCAGGACAAAATAGTTTTGAACTAGACAATGTTGTTGACGCAGAAAGGACTTCAGATGTAGTTGATATGTCTGCTGACGAACTTAATGCATACAGAATACTTGTTGGTCCAAACAACATTAGACGTGCCAAGATAGCAGTGGATCAGGCCAGACAAGGCAAAGGACTTGCAGGCCCACTGGCAAGTTCATACTACCCCATAATGAAAATGATCGATGACATCGCCAAAGGTGGTTACACTTTTGTAAGACTATTACAGACCATTGCAGACAGAGCCAAACGTAGTAAGAAGTAATGGCTCTCACAGGCAATAGTTTTTGGGTAAGATACTTAGATCACACACAGCCACATTTCTTAAAAGATGCAGGTAACGGACAACAACTGCAAAGAGACACTGCCTTAAAATATGTCAAAAATTTTAGAACCTGTTTAGACATTGGTAGCAACATAGGACAATGGACTAGACCTTTAGCCAAACTGTTTCGCAAAGTAATCTGCTTTGAATCAAACAAAAATTTTATTGAATGTTTCAAAAAGAATATATTAGAAAGCAACGTTAGTTTACACAATGTAGGACTATCAGACAAAGAACACACTGCTGAACAGCAAGGCAGTTGGACCGTGTTACGAGAAACTAAACAGCCAGGCAACATTATTTGTAAGACACTAGACAGTTACAATTTTACAGATGTGGATTTTGTAAAGATAGATGTTGATGGATTTGAATTACGTGTGGTACAGGGTGCAGTCAAAACATTGACAGAAAACAGTCCTGTGGTCAACATCGAATTGAAAACCACCTGGAAGGATGGCATAGGTGACAGACGCCCTATGTATTCAGGCACAACTGAACTTCTTAGGTCATTAGGGTATAAACGCAGATCTAGGGTAAAAAGTGACGAAGTTTGGCAAAAAACTTAATAATATAGTAGAATTTACCAACATTTACCATAAATAATTTCAACTGTCACCGGAGCGGTGACATAGTCATTAAAATCAGAGAAAATAGGAGGATTAAAAATGGCATACGACGGAACATTACCGGCAGGTGGAAGAGGAAACTTTCAATCACAGTCAGTAGCAGAGTTAGAGGGTGTAGAAATTGCATTCTTATCAGTTGACTTTGCGGCTAACATAAGTGGAGAAACTACTCATCCAGATGCATCGGCTAATACAGCGGCATTGCAACTTGCAAAAGAGGCAATCCAAAACCAAGGTGTTAACATTCTAGGTGAAGGATCCATTAAGGCATCTAACACTGCGAAAGTGTTTATGGTTAGAGCAGACGCTCTTGACACACAATCAGGCACAACAACTGTGGCGGCAATTCAAACTGCTGTACAAGGTTTAAATGCTTTGACACCAGATAAAGTAACGGCAAATATATCATCAGCAGTGGTGGCGACAAAAGACTTGTCTGACACTTCTGAAGGTGTAAGTTAATAGGTCATAAGGAGGATATCTAAATGCCAATAGTAACAAACAACAACAATTTAGGTACTGCAATTGACAACTTGTACACAGGACACGGTATACCAACATCGTTTTTTACCGTAACTGTTAAAGACAGTTCAGCAACTGCTATGGACCTAAGAGCACACGACGACTCTAGTGGAAACTTCCACAAAGACGGTTTAGTAGACAGAGTTCTACAATTAGCCGCTACCAGAGGCACAGTGGTGTACTTTAACGTAAAAAATGCGGCATCAGGCGTAGTAACAATTGGAATCGAAGGTGAGTTTGCAACAGCGACTAACCTTGCTTCTGCATACGACAATGCTGACACGGCTGGAACAAACACATCTGTTAAATTCAGAACAACTGCTTCTTCTACAACAGAAGACGGTGTGGCTGACATAGCAGGTACAACTGTTGCGGCTGATACATTAGTATAATAGTAGGAGGGAATAACAAATGACAATTAAACGAAATCCTACATTATCTAATACTACTAACCACTTTTCAGGAAAGACGATCACTGCTGTGACGCTTGACATGGCTGTCAACGGAACAGACTTTTCATCTACTGAATTGGGACCGAATGGCGCAGTACAACAAGTTATTGCGGCCATGTCAAAAGAAGCAACACCAATCGTCATCACGAAATTAAGAAGTGATGGTTCAAATGATGGCCAAGTAATGGACTTCATTTACGAAGGTGAGTTTGGAACCGACACATACGACGGTACAAACAGCGAAACTTTTGCGGCTTACCTACAGACTGAAATTAGACTTTTAACAGCGGCAGGTGCCAGATCAGCGGCTACCATTGCAGAGTCTGGTGAAAGTGCTAACGTGGCTGGATTGAACCTAAGTTCTGCAACAGTTGTTGCGGCAACGGCGGCATCATTCTAATAGTTAGAGTTAAAACAATTACCAAAAAGGGCGGATCTTTAATTAGGTTCGCCCTTTTTTATTGGAGTAAATAGAAGCATGAAACATCTCAAAGCAAAGAAAAATTTTGGACAGTACAAGACTGTGACCATGAAAATGATTGATCTTGTGCCGGCATCTATCTACGAAAACATTCCTGATCTTGAAAAACTTGAACCAGAGATCAAAGCAGGCAATCTAGAATATCCTTTGTTGGTGTTTCAGACCAATCAAGATTACTGGACAAAGAACCATTTAGGTTTATACAGAGCAGGTTCTCCTACATTACCTAGCCATGCACCAGAAATTGAAACAGCAGTAAAAGTAAATGGCAATCAAGTAACTGAAAAAAGAATACATGTAATTTGGTCAGGCAGACAGAGGTTCCAAATTGCCAAAGACCTTGGTTACACAGACGTGGATGTCATAATTGAACCTGTGTTTCACAAAGTAGTAAACGCGGCAGGCAAGTTTAGAAAGTTATAAATGTTTACTTTTTGTGTGCATACCCTTGTGGACATCACAGAACATGGATCACTTAAAAAAGAATTTCCTTTTAAAACATTAAGTGGTGAACTTGTGCATGACAAAAACAGCCTCAGCACAGCAAGGAATCAACAGGCAAATTTTACAACACTGGTACAGACTTTACAGTTGAGAAGTAACATCACTTGGGAACATCCCCCTGTCAAAATAAACGAACCTATTGCAAATATGAGGTTTGGCAGTGCCTACGACGGCAAACAAAATGTATGGAACTTCATGTGGCAAGTTGAACAGTCTGAAATTTATGCAGAAGGCACAGACAAATATGGGCAATTAAAAGCAGACTTTGACATGATTCCGGTGTTGTCTTTCTGTAAAGAAACTGTAACCTTTCCTTACAGTGCTTTTATAACAACAGATACCAAACTCAAAAACACATACTTTTCATTTGTACCTGATGAAAATAAATAACATTAATCACGGCATTACTTTTAGGCATGTACCAGGCACAATTCCAGGCTTTACACCAGCATCTGAGCGATGCAAAAAAGGAATTAAAAATTATGAGTACAACAGATTTAGAAAAACAGAATTTAGAAGCACACGTTGACCTATGCAGTGAACGTTACAAAGGCCTGCATGATCGTTTGTCCGCTATTGAATTTAGATTAGCCAAAATGAACGAAGACATGACAGCAGGTCAAAAATCAACATCAAAGACTTTGATTGCCACAGCAGGCACAGTTATAGCAGGTTTGCTTTCAACTGTGGTTGTGGTATTAATGAAATTTTAAAATTTATCCAAAATGAAATGCCAAATTGCTCGAGGTGTTCGAGTGCATATTACCAAGCAAGAATATGACTTTGTTCAAAACATTAAAGACAAAATGCCTTTTATTGTGGAAAAATTACCAATAGAACAACAGCCAATTGCTCAAAGACTTGCTGACAAAACTATATTTGTTAGAAAAAAACTAACACACTCCACACAGTACAATCTAAATAAAAACATACGTTTTATCTATTAATTAAATACTTACAATGGATAAGCAACAGTTAGAAAAACAAATTCAGCACTACAATCTTGCTGGCAAATTACAGACACTGGCCAAGCAACATGAACAACGTAGACCATTTAGACATTTACCCAAACAGTTTAGCAAAGGAATATTGATTGGAAACATTGCAATAGTGCCAAAAAAAACCACCGAAACCAGGTACCACTATGTGATAGCAGACATGATAGGAGCAAAAGTTTTGTATGACAATATCAGTCTCAAACAGACAGCAATCATGATGGCTCATTACCTTGCTGAAGGACAATACATGCCAGACCATATACTCGAAATCGATAAGCATTTTGCATCCAAATTGTTTGAAATCTCAAACTTCAAAAGAATGATGAAACAGGCACAAAAAGATAAAGATGAAGAACAAGAGTTTATATATGAAAACAAACTTAAAGAGGCAAACAGATCCGCAGACGAGTTAAAACGCAAAATCCAAGCCAGTTTTAACAGTCTGTTCAATTAAAGAGTTGCTAAATATATCATATGCAATCAACAGAACTTACAAAACCAGTATCTAGCACAGTGTTGTTACAGCAGTTTGAGTCAAGATTTGGCCAAACAATGAATTTGTCTGGTTTAGACAAGACACAATTAGAAGATTTAGCAAACAGTGTGAGAACCAAAATACACACAATCACAGACAATTTGCATTTTGGCAAAGAATTAAAAGACAACGAATATCAAAAAAGCCAAATGATGTTAGATATTTTAAATCAAGCAATTAAAGAGTATGGTGGTAGTGCAAGTGGTGGTGCTATGAGTGCTGATCCTAAAACAGCAAAGTTAGTGCAAAAAGTTCAAAAAGCATCAGGATTAGACAGCCAAGAAAAGAA